ACTGAGGAAACAGCGGTTATAGCAGACGCTGAAGATAAAGATGGGGCAGTAAAACTAGCCCCAGCTTTGCCTAAAGCCGTGCCAACTGATGTTGAGGAGGTTAAACCACTGATAGCACCAGTTGTAGAGTCACCTGTAACAGACAGTGAACCAACTTGTGTATCAGAACTTAGACCATCTACACTGTGAGATATAGATAACTTTAAAGCTATATTTCCTAATTGAGAGGAGGAGGTTAGACCACTTATTGTGCCAGTATTAGCATCTGCTGTTAATCCAACGCTACCTAACTGTGTTGATGAGTCAATGCCATTAACACTTAAATCTGCATCTGCTGTTACAGGTGTTGATCCTACATCTGTTGAAACATCTAGTCCTGAAACGGTAAGATTAGAATTTCCTGATACAGACGTAGAACCTATTGCTAGGGCAGATGATATAGAGGACAAGGATGTAGAAGCAGTGCCTGTGACAGGTATATTTGTTTCTAATGCTACCGAAGAAGTTAAACTTGGAGCAGTGCCTGTTATGCTTATACGAGCAGTTGTACTTCCTAATGAAGTAGTAGAGGATAAACCAGAAACTGAGATAGAAACATTTTCTTGCTCAATTATTGTAATGCTTCCTAATGCAGAGGAAGATGATAGAGAGGTTAGAGATAAAGAAGCTCCACCAGTAACTCCTACATCTCCAATAGCAACCGCTGAAGCTAGATTGGGAGCAATACCTGTCGCTGTTATACTTACATTTACAGCACCTAAAGTTGCAGTTGAGGATAAAGATAATGAAGAGAGGTCTACATTACAGGTTCCTGTTACAGTCGGAGTGCCTACGGCTGTTGCTGAAGCCATAGTATTGACTGTAACTGATTCTACCTCAACGACTATACCAAGAGAGGCAAAGGAGTCTTCAGCAAATGCTACTGCGCCAAAAAACATTTAGCCTCCTATGCTAAGTCTCCGTGAACAGTTATACCTACATAATCTGTATCATATACAACAGCGTTCCAATGAGTTTTTATTTCAAGAGCAGTTTGAGACATAGACATTATAGTTACTATCATAGCATTTAAAGTACCATCAATAGTATATTCTACAAGATTAGTGGCAGTATATCCTGTGTTAGCAAACCCAGCAGTAAAATTTATCGTAGTATGTCCTGTGCCACCATCTACTAAACTTGCAATATTAAAAACATCCCTTTTTCCTGTAGTATCTTCTGAAGATGTTGTAACTGCACCATCAAAGTTAGCCCAAGCCTTCGCACTTCCGCTTGCAACATAAGACAAACCTATAGAGTTGTTCCCACTGGCATCTTTTAGTGTATTTACTCTTAGTTCGCTTGTCATTACGCTAAGTCTCCTGCAACTTGAGTCATCACTAAATCATGGTCTTCTACAGCGGCTGTATTAAAAGTCATTACAGTATAACCAGTTGTTGCTACATTATGTTTCTGATAATATCCAGCTTGAGCAGTGCTTGATGCGTTTCTAGTTCCACCACTTGTTACAGTATAATTAGTGTTTGCCATATTATTTGTAAAAAGAACATCATAGTCTCCTGTACCATCATCTTCTAAAGCAGAAACATTAAAACTGCCATTTTCACCTGTCATATTGGTGCTTGCATCTACTGTGTTACCATCAAAACTAACCCATGATTTTATTAACCCTTGCTGTAGGTTTGTGGTTAAACCAGTAGAATCACTAGATGTAACACCAGCCTCACCATGTATCGTAGTGTTACCACTTGCTATAAGATTTGCTAAATCTGATGCTCTGCTCATGCTAAGTCTCCAAATACTTGAAGGCTACTTTTGCCCTCGTTTTTTGACGAGCCACTCATACATAAATAATTAAATTCGCTTGCAGAACGTGTTTGACCATCATCTTTATGTATACCTATAGCATCATTTTCACCTGTACCATCTTCATTGAAACCAGTTACTGAATATACAGCGTTACCCATAAAATTGGCAAAATTAATACCTTGCTTACCTGTTCCATCATCATCCGCAGATGAAACATTTAAACTATCTTCTACTGAACCTGTTCCTGATGATTGGTCATAAAATACCCAGACTTTTGCCAACCCTTGTTGAAGATTAGTAGTTGTACTGTTACCCTCACCTGTTACATCTATTGACCCAGCCGTAGCAACCCCTGTAATTTTATCTACTTTGAGTTCACTAGCCATTATGCTAAGTCTCCAAATGCCGCATAACTAAAAGAAGAGTCTCTATAGCTTCCATCATATATTCGTATGTCATCTGCTGTAGATGTTGTAGATTGGAATCTTGTTGAAACTAAATCATTCACCGAATAACCAGAGTTATTGCCAATAGATGCATAAGCAGTATTGTTGAACCCATTTGTCATATTTATGATTGCGTAACCTGTTTGTGTATCTGTTGTAGAACTTACGTTAAAACTATCCACATCTGGAAGCCATGTAGGGGTAGAGCCAGACAACGTCTTATTGAAAGAAAATACTTTTGCGGCAGTTTGTTTGGTCAAACCAACAGGACTAGTTCCATCTTTTGCCGCAATCGTATCTACATTTAATACACTGGTCATACAATACTCCAGTAGCCGTTAACAGTGACTGTAGCACTTTGTGTAATAGGCCCAGCTGACATACCATTCTCATCGCTGTCTATTGTAAGGTCGTTACTAATTGTCTGACCATTAAGACGTATAATACTGTTATTACCTTTAAATGGATATCGAGTGTCAGACTCTGTTTTGGTATATGTTTCTGGCACACTAAATACATCATAAACAACCATCTCAAGGACATCGTTACCTTGTGCGCCTGTTGTTAATGTAACAGTTGTGCCATTTGTTGCCGCATAGTCAGTAGTTGGTTTAAGCAAGACACCGTTTTGATATACGTCCATAAACATACCATCTGTGTATGTGAGGGTGTTTGAACTGCTATCACTCCCAGAAAATGCTGTCTGCCCATCTGTAGCTGTATACAAAAATCTCGTTCTTACACCATTGGTTGGACTTTTTCCTATATACGGCATTACTTTAAACTCCTTATGGCTTAGTAGGCCAAACAACATCATCTAGTGATGTGTATTTATTTGTTATATCTCTAAGTTCTTGACGATATGTTTTCATATTAGATGACATGGTTTGATCCGACAAACCATAATAGTCTGTGTCAATTAAACGATTATTACGTTCTATTCTTAACATATCTAATTTTACTTCTTTTAATAATTCTGTTTCTTTTTTTACAAGAGCGTCATTATCTAGTGACACTTTTTTGCCGTCTTTATCGTATGCAATTGCAGAAGAACCATCTCCTTCAATTCTAACAACAGTAGGATATAAGGCATATATAGCTTCATGTCTCATCCTACAATCTCCATTACGGTTATATTAGAGGCTGTTCTACCTACAAAATCTGAATCACTATTGTTATTACTCATTCTGTTTACATAAAATGTGCCACTGTACGTTGAACCAAGTGTCCCTTGTAATTTGTAAGTAACAGCACTTGTTGATGAAGGACTATCTAAATGCATACCACCTAAATTAGGTGTTTCTAAACTATAAGGAGATGCGGCAGTTCTACTAAGAGCAGATGAGCGTATTCTATTGCTACCCTCTGCGTCACCTATATAAATAGCAGTGCTATCTCTTACAATACGGACGTGTAAAGTAGCGGTAGTTGATTGAGAGACATTAACAGTAAACATTACAAGTATTTTATTGCTTGAAGATGCTGGTGTAATAGAGACAGACAATCCACTTAAATCTACAAAATCACTTGTGCTAGAACTTGTAAAACTAGCTACGGCCGTCTGTGTTGCAGATTTAACTTGCAAAATAGAATCTGTAGGAAATATAAGTCCCGCTGGTCTAACTTGTGTTAGTGCCATAGCCTACTCCTATGCGTATGGGCTTGAACCTAATACACTTGTGTCCCATGCGGCTTTTAATTCTGCAATGGTTTTAGCATCTGTTATAGCTTTTGCCGCTGGTGCATCACGAAGAGCCTTCTTTTTATTTACAGAATTAGTCTTTGCTGTTGCATCATCTGCCTCAAGTGCCTTCATGTACACAACGTCCTCTGCTTCAAGCAAAGGCGCACGAACTTCTCTTATCTTATCTTTAAAAATTGTTTTTGCGGTATCTAGGTCTTCTGATATTACGCTACCGTCAAGTACCCAAGCTTCACGAAAATGACGATCAGACGGCTTAGTAACACTAGCGGCATTTGCCTGTTTGCCGTCCTTATCTACTATATATGTTGTTACAGCCATCTAAATCTCCTTTATGCGGCCAGTTCTTCGGAGATACGCCAAGCGTTTCTCCACTCTCTTGTTGCAGGAAGTTGATTCTTCCTACAGATAATCATCTTTGGACGGTTACCCTCATCCCAATTCTTCCAAACGTGTTCTGGTATGTCTTTTTGAATTAAGTATTCTATCGCTTCTTCCTCTGTCATTGCCTTGATAGGTTCTGTCTGATGTAACAAATACCCACGAGTATGTTTCTTAAAATCAGGTTGAGCTTCATCCTTCTTTAATTCCCAGTATACCCAAACAGGAGGCAATATACCACCCTGTAAAGCACACGCCATCCAATTAGGGTCAGGAACAAGTATCTTTGCACATTCGTCTATCTTGTCTTCATACACAACACGATAGTCTGATTGCACTCCGTCCAGATTTTCTTTAGCCCAACATAGTCTGTCAAATAAATGTGTGCCTTGAAATTTTGGTGTATCCATTATTTATCCTATAGCTGTTATTTTTAATATTGGTATATGAAATTGAGAACTAGTAGCTCCATCCCAATAATAGTTATTATGTATAACACCTTCATTACTACCACCATATTCTCTAGCTTGCATTTTTATGGTTTTAGGCCCTGTCCAACTTGTTACAGAACCTGTATTTGTGTCGTTTAAAGTTGCGTTACATCTAAAAGACCATGTGTAAGTTATTAATTCACCATACTGTGAATTAGACCCAGAAGTTAATCTACCATGTAGCACTTCATCACTATCTAAAAACAATTTGAAATGAGCCATAGCCCCTGCATCACCTCTTGTGTTGGCAAAAACAAAATCGTAAATAACAGTTTTTGTGCCTTCAGGTGGAGTATAAGTTATACTACTACCTGGCACATCTACATAAGACGTTGTTAAACCTTTTGAACCTGTTACATTTTCAAGTTGATAAGTTCCACTTAATACATCAAAAGATTGAGCATTACAAACACCACCAAACATCTCAAGTATTCTGCCAGTGCCTTTGGTATTATCTTGCAACAGGAGATTATCTACTTTTAAGGTACTCATGCTAAGTCTCCATTTGCAGTAGCACTATTGTCAGGACATTCTCCGTTTGCACCACCTTTTGTGGATGCTTGAGTGCATCTTATGTCATGGGTATTTTTGTGACCTGAATCATAGTAAGCCATTACCATAGCATCTTCTGATGAATTAAACGTGCTTTCAGTTAGTGCTACAAAAGTATAATGCACAGTGTTAAAATTATTTGTAAAATTTATATCAATGTCTGCTGTGCCATTATCTGTAAAATTTGTAACATTAAAAGAGTCATTTATAGTAGGTGGATTATCATCGCCATCCCAACAACACCACATCTTTGTTAGCCCCTGCTCAAGATTTGTTGTAGTCGTGCCACTATTATGACTAGCAAAAACATTTACAGCTAAATCTGTAGTCTTACCTTTTAAATTATCAACTCTCAAGGTACTCATGCTAAACTCCCAGTAACATGAAAATACTGAACATTATCTTGAGCGGCATTACTGTCAGCATCTGTGCCTCTAGTTTTAACAACACTTGTGGTAGAATCAGTTTCATGTGATATATTATTATTTGTTGCTATAGCCATACCTGATATTACAAATTGGGTGTTAGCTAAAGAATTAGTCAAAGAACTTTCTAGTTGACCTGTTCCTGAATCATTGAAAGAACTAGTATTAAAAGATTCTGTAAAAGAAGTATTATTTCCTGCTCCATAGTAACTGGTGCTTCCATGCATATTAAAACCAACACAGACTAATATTGCTTGTTGTTTAGTTAAGGCAACTGGCCCACCAGAAGACGTTTGTAAGGTTGTTGCTTTTACTGTTGTTGCTGTTATCGTACTCATAGTATCACCAACGTACCGCCATCTTCTACTTGCAGGGTGACATTAGAGTTTACTGTGATAGGGCCAGTTGCACTGGCGTTTTCTGCGCCACCTATTGTTACATCAGAGCCTACTGTTTTATCGTTTACACGAAACATACCACCACCAACAAAATCAGATTTGTTAGCTGTTGGAGGTGTAACTGTGGCAATATTAAGACCAAGAAAGTTTACAAAGATATTACCTGTGCCTGTAGAAGGGGCAGTGCTAAAGCTAAGTGTTGTACCACTTACACTATATTTATTCGTATCTTGAATAACACCATCGACAGAAACAACAATATCTTGGTCGTTTCCAACTGTTCTAGATAGAGTAAAAGAGGTAGTAGAATTGTTTCCATTAAATCGTTCAACGGATGGAATATCTACAAAATTTGCTGTTGGTTGACCACCGATGTAAGGCATAATCTCTCCTATGTGCTTATGGCATCAACAACAGATATCCACGCATCTAAACTACTCGCTGTGTTACTAACTACCTTAAGAGCGTCCCCACTCACTAAGGTTATTCTTGCACCACCATCTAATACTTGCAAAGTGCTTCCTGTTGGTATAGGTGCATTTTTTATAATATAGTAATCGGCACTACTTACTGTAATGTACACACTTACAAGTATTTGTGATGTATGCACATTAGCAAGATTAATACCTATGATTGCATCATCTGAGTTAGCTGTACGCAAGGTACTAGCGGATGTTCCTATGTTTCTTGCTATGTTTCTTTCAAAATCTTGTGCCATTATAATACCATTGCCATTGCTGTTGCGAAAGCGGCTGTTGTACCCCCACTTGTTATTCCAAGATTTGAAGGGGTAATCTTTTTCATTGTACCACCATCATCCACAAGCACGAAGTCTGCGTCACTGCTTGATGTGGTAGTGGTTGGAGCATCTGAATTTGATGTTGTTAATACAGCGGAAGAAAGTCTTGCATCAGCAATTGTGCCTGATAGCTGAGAAGCATTTATTGTTTTGTTTGTAAGTGTGTCTGTGGAACTAGCTGTGATAGCACCTATATCTGACAATACTTCACTTGTACTTCTGCTTTCTAAACCATTAGCAGTAAATCGTGCAAATTCATTATCTGCCACAGATGTACTGTCTATCTTGACTGCGTTTGTGTTAGATATACCAAAGGTGAGACTTGCTTGCGCTCCAATGTCAGACAAAACCTCAGAAGCAGAACGGCCCTCGATTGCTGTGCCGTCTACTCGTAGGAAATCATTATCTGCTACACCGCTTGTAAACTTAGGAACATTCGTATTAGAAATGCCTGTGTCTAATACTGCGGCAGTTCCTAGTTCTAATGAAGCTCTAGCTGTAGAACCTGTTTCCAAGACAAAGTTTGAACCATCTCCTACAATAAAACCACCATTAGTTACAGCAAGACCAGCAACGTCCTGTAGTTGTGCATCAAGTCTAGCATTAGGAACAGTACCGCTACTTAATTGAGAAGCATTTAGAGAAGTTAGACTTGCACCACTGCCATCAGTAAGCTGAACGGTTCCTGTGGCATCTGGTAATGTGATAGTTCGGTCTGCTGTGGGGTCGGTAACAGTGAGAGTGGTTTCATGTGCATTGGCTGTAGAACCTTCAAAAACTAAATTTATTCCTGTGCTAAGTTGAACATCTCTTCCTAGAAAACTCGTTCTACCATTACCAAGCATTTGCATCCTTGCATTGCCGATATTACCTTCTGAAGCAACCCTAAAATTCAAAACTCCATCTTCAGTTCCATCTGTAACATCACCAGAGGCAGATTCTATTTCTGCGTAAACTATCTTTTCACCAGCACTGTTTTCTCCACTGAAGTGAATATGACCCATAATGTCAGAATCTGCTGGACTTGCACTGTTTCTATAAAGGTCTAGTGTGGGGTTCTCTGTAGCACCAGCATCTGTTGATGTTAAAGTTAAATCACCTGTGATTGAACCATTACCTGTACCGCTGAAGCCATTGATAACAGGAGTAGTCAGAGTTTTGTTCGTAAGTGTCTCAGTGTTTGTCAGCAATGACACTGTACCTGTAGCATTTGGTAGGGTTATAGTGCGGTCTGCGGTGGGGTCGGTAACAGTGAGAGTGGTTTCATGACCATCAGACGTAGCACCCTCAAATACTAACTCCGCGCCTGTTTGTAAAAACAAATCTCCATTGGAAATATTAAATCTACCACTGCTACCAGAAATATTTGCAAGAGAGGTTAAACCCCCATTTCTGCGAACTTGAAAATACAAAACTCCATCTTCTGTACCATCAGTTACATCTGATATTTGACTTTGTATTTCTGCAAACGTAGTAGTCTGGTCAGCATCATTCTTACCTTGAAATTGAATTGTGCCAATATTGTCACTGTCAGCAGGACTGCTACTGTTTCTAAATAATTTTAAATTTGGGTCTTCACCAGAACCAGCATCTGTTGAAGTAATAGTGAGGTCGCCTGTTATACTTGCGCCAGAAGAATTTATTTGTGCGTATGTTGAAGATGCATCTGCGGTTCTTAAATTAATATTAGTGCCATCAATGTTAATGTTTCCATTTCTAACTAGCTCAATATTACCTGCTGTAACACCAGAACTACCGCCACCTGCCAAAACGAGCGTTGTATCGTCAGTAGTACCAAAACCTATATCTCTAAAACTTCCGCTATTAGGTTCTAAGTTTATATTTCCTAATGCTTTAATGCCAGTGCTGGTAGTTTCTAATTTTTTGCTGTTGTCGTGGTATAATTCAACAGAACCGTTTGCATTAAATACACCACTGTTTTCACCTGACGTTGGTTGTAGCGTTATAGAACCAAAACCATTGTCCCTAATGTAAGTATGACCTGTGGTATTATCTATGTAAGAATTAGACCCATCGTGATATATCTGTAAATCACTACCAGTACCAAACACTGCCCTAACATCATCGCTAAATGTCAAATTACCAGATGTCTTAGTGTCAGCCGCATCACTTCTTAGAAAAGATGTGCTATCAAGACTATCAAGTGTTTGTGCGTTACCACCATCAGCACTGGTTATGTAACCAAAACTCTCTATGCGGTCATTGATAGCGGCACTTGTCATCAGCGTGGTATCGTTATCTGCAAATGATTCCGAACTGGTTGTTAAGCTGTTTGCGGCTAATTCTGATACAGTCAAATCAGGCAATCTATTTGCATTAAGAGTGCCAGAACTAATGTTACTAGCGTCAGTTGTGTCTGTCGTAGCAGAGCTTGCTAAAGATGTACCATTAAGGGTTATAG